GTTGATCACAGACTCCGGCGCATACCAGCAAGGGCGGCAGGATGAGCGCGAGCGCCTGCAGCATCTGATCGATTTCAGAATCCAGCAGCTTCGTGCCATACCCCGCACTCAGCAGCTCTGCGCTGAGCTGCTCCACATTCGCCAACAACTCGAACCATGAGCGAAGCAGTCAAGCTCGACCAGATGCGCGCCGACATGATGGAGGCGCTCTACCAACGCAGCGGCCGCACCTGCTGCACCTACACCGGCCTGTGGCAGGAGTTTGCCCTTGATCTGGCTGCTAACTTCCGCGACAGCAGCTATCCCGATCTGTTCGCTCGCGTGTGCTGCGCGATGGATGAGGCAGAGTCGGTGATGACGGAGAAGAACGCCCAGCGCGCGATCCAGGTCTGCCGTCAGGAGCTGCTGGGAGATAAATGGGGATGAAGGCCGATACGTTCACGGCGCCCGGCCTGCTGGTCGTGCGCCAGTGGGATCGGTGGAATGGTGCGCTGTTCATCGCTTGGAAGCCGAACGTGAGCATGGCCTTCCGGGAGCGCAAGCTGTTATTGAAGTTTGTGGCGTGGCCGATCAAGACACCCACCGGCGACCGCTTCCGCGAATGGCTGAACAGTTTTGAGCAGCAGCCACACGCAACGGAGCCTTTAACAAGCGCGCCTGTTGTTCAAGGTGATGAAGCCAGCCTTTCACAAGAATTGCTAGCCACCGGCTTCGGACCTGAGTGCCACGACGAAGAAGATCCAGCACTCAGCACCAAGATGATCATCTGACCCAGAAGATCTACACACTTCTCTTCCTCATGACTAACAACATCTACCCACCCGATCACCTCCTTAAAAAGTGGGAGGAATTGATCATCGATGAAGAACAAAATGTCGATCTGGTGCTGTACGAAGCCTTCCAAGCTGGCGCTGATCAGGAGCTGGAGGCGTGTTGTGAGTGGTTCATTCGGGACTGGACGGACATTGAGACCGCTGACAGGCTCCGCGCCGCCCGACGCCCCAAACCGCCGAGCTTGAAGGAGCAGGCGCTTGAGGCGTTGCGTGAAGCTGAATCCAGCGGGTGCCTTTATGCCAACGGTCGCAGTGACACCATCCGCCGCGCATTGGAGCAACTCGATGACTGACTACAAAGCAACCCCCGAGCAGTGGGCACAGTGTGAAGACTGGGTTAAAAGTTCCGTTGTAGGAGCCAGTGATGCTTGCATCCTTGAACTCCGCGCCAGGGTCGAGACACTAGAAGCTGCGGCTCACAAGCACATTGTCGAAACCAGCGACAACATCTTGAAATTGGCCAGTCGGATCGAATCACTGGAAGCCGCCGAACGTGAAGCATCAAAGGTTTACCAAATTAGTAAACCGTTAAAACTCACTTCAAAACAACAAGATCAGTTAAACGCATTGCTGCGGCCCAACTCCAGCCCCACCCCTAATTCTTCTCAAAGTGGTAGGTCACTGGTGAAGCGCGTGGCACTCGTCATTAGCGGGATTGAGTATGGCTCGGAAACAGATGAAGAAGCCGTCAACTGGTCACCTGAAGCTCGCGCCGCGATTCGCGAGGTGGCAATGTGGATGCGTGAGAACGAAGTCGGCTATACAGCCGCTCGCTGGCTGGAGCAGGAGGCAAATCAATGACTGACTACAAGTTTGTGCCACTGGACACGCTGGAGAATCGCCTTGGCGATGCTTTGGGCTTGGCAATCAGCATAATCCGCAAGCCTGAAACCATTGACAACAAAGCCATGGCTCAGATTGAAGCACCGTTCAAGGAATGGTGTGATGCTCTCGTTGATGGAGGTCTACTCAATGACTGACCAGATCAACCCCGACCACTACAAACACGGACCGGCAGAAGCGATCGACGTGATCGAGGCTGCCATCGCCCGCGCGCCCAATCCGGTGCTCGGCAACTGCCAAGGGCATGTCCTGCGCTACATCCTGAGGATGTGGGACAAGGGTGATCCAGCGGTGAACGCTGCCAAGGCCCGGTGGTATTTGAACCGCCTGCTCGGCAAACTGGAGGGATGATGCAACAGCTGCCAGGTCTGAACATCCTCGAGCGCATTGCGCTGCGCATCCTCACGCGCAGCCGCAATACCGGGCTGGTGGTGGTGAAGCCCTACGGCTACTCCTGCATTTACGTTGCATCAGACGGCACTGATCCGGTTGCCGCCTACGTGACTGATACGCCGAGCGAGCCGGCTTCAATGCTGCTCGAGCGGATCTATCACCAGCCAGCGGCAGGCGAGGTTGAATGATCAGTTTGCACGGCGGCCGATTGTTGCTGCTGTGCAGTCGATCTGACCGCACCTGGCACGCCCGGGTAATTCTTGGCCCGAAGCCCGAACATCAGATCGAGATGGATACCGGCGCCATTCACTTGCAGGCTGCACTGCTTAAGGCGCAACAGTTCTATCAAGCGGCCAGACGCAAGCTACGGCCTGCGGATGAGCCGCTGATGTGCTGGGATTGTCAGCAGTGGGATATGGGCAGGCAGCGCTGCGCATTTGAGTTGCCAGAATCAAAGAGAAGCGGTGGCCGTTATGCGGCCAGGTGTGAGCTGTATGTTCGGCACGGAAGTCATCAGCCGCACTGATCGAGATGGCGGCTACATCGAAACCCTGATGCCAGTGCAGGGTGAGGTTTACTACCGCAGCTGTGTCGGTAGTGTCTGCCGGTATTCCAGCGATCTGTGGCAGGCCGAGCTGTACCTCGATCACCTGCTGGCCCGCTGATGCTGCGCGATGTGCTGATCCTGGTCGTTGAGTATTGGGCGACGTGTCTGATCGCCCTATGGGTCTGCAGTCGCATCCTGCCCTAGCCATCGCGCTATGGCCGATTCGCCCAACGCTGTCCAGAACGGCTGAGCGCGATACCAGTCAACCCATGGCTTATGGCCCTTGCTTGAGTTGCACGCCCAGCAACAGGCAACCATGTTGCTGCGCACCGTAAGACCGCCATGCGCCTTGGGGATGACATGATCGAGCGTTGGTGAGCGGCCCAGCTGATCGCCGCAGTAGGCGCAACGATAGTTCCATGCCAAGAGGATCTGATCGCGTGCCGAGCGCCGTGTGATCAGGCGCGTCTCTTCAATGTGGTGTCGATCCACTGAGATCCGGCGGCAGGGGTACAGCGTTCACCTCGATCTCGATGATGTCCTCATCGTTTGGGATCCACTCGCTGAGTTGCGAGTAGATGTCCGCTGGCAGATCGTCAGGATCAGAATCGGATCGGATGATCAGCTTGGCGGAGATCTCTAGGTAGAACGCCCGCATGGGCTAGCCGCCGCTTGGCTAACGGTAGCGATCGCAACTGAGTCTCATGGGATTACAGGATTGCTCTGGGATTGCAACGCAATAATCGCGCTAGCGTCCCGCGCATGACCTACATCCTCCGCATCGGCCCCTGGCACGTCGGGCCGTTTGATACGCACCAAGGCGCCCAATACTGGGCCGAGCGCCATGGCTGCGACGATTACACAATGGTGCCGCTTGACGATCCTGCGGAGGCGCCCGCAGTGCTCCACCGGATGCGCATGGCACCGTTGGCGCACCCCATGAAAAAGGCGTCGGTTACATAAAACCGACGCCCTGACCTCAGCTCTCCGATTGAACGCTAGCCCTTGGATGCAGTGACGCCAAGGTCTGCGTTATATCTTCCAGATTCCGCGTAGCTGCGCTCCACAGTGCCACTCACGAGGATGAATTTCATCTGACCGAACTTCATGCCAGGCCAGATGCCGAGAGGGTGCAGGCGGCGCTGATTGCAGATCTCCATCGTGAGTCTGCTGCCATACCATCCTGGATCGCACCAGCCGGCCTCAGCATGATCCCAGCCCTCGCGTGCGCGGCTTGATTTGAGCACGAATTGAGCGCCGACGTGATTCGGCAGGTTGAAGATCTCGCGCGTCTCAGCCAGGAAGAACTCACCCGGCTGGATCAGATACGGATCATCCGCCGTATGGCCAAGGATGTCCACCACCTGCAGCTCAGGCGTCTCTGGCACCTCGATCATGATCCGGCTGCCCAGCGTCACGTCCAAGCTGGCCGGGTTGAGCAGTTCTTCATCAAACGGCATCACCATGGCGTGCTGCTTGCACAGCCGCCGGATTTCGTGGTCAGGTACCAGCACAGGTTTTGCGACTAAGATTTAGGTGCCCCAGCGGGTTGCCGCCCCTGGAGCGTGACCACCTGCAAGACCCAGGCGATGACCACCAGCGTAGAGGTGTGGAAGCCCGTTGTCGGCTACGAAGGGCTTTACGAAGTGTCAAACCAAGGCAGGGTGCGCAACCTGCAAACCACGAGAATACTCAGCACTAAGCCAAGCAAGCATCTTGGATACGTTCTCTGCAACTTGAGACGTCAAGGTGTAGTGCAAGGGTGCTATGCCCATTCTCTTGTACTTGAGGCTTTTGTTGGCTTAAGGCCAAGTTCAAATCATCAAGCCTGTCATGGCAACGGAAACAGAGCAGACAATCGACTGCAAAATCTTCGATGGGGTACACGTGCCGAAAACTACGAAGATGCCCGACGACATGGCACCAACTCAAAAGGCAATCGCCATGGCAGTGCAAAGTTGACTGAGGATGCGGTCCTAGCCATCAGAGCAGACAAGCGCCTGCACCGTGAAATCGCCTTGGACTATGGAGTCAGCAGGTCCCGAGTGACCACTATTAAAAACCGCAAGGACTGGGCTTGGCTGCCCTAGTAGTCCCATCTGATGCGAGGCCGCCCTTGGCGGATGCCTAGGTGAATGAACTGAGGCGCTGCATAGCCGAGGCTATAGGGCCAGTTTTGATTACACCAGCGCTGCACGGCCATCATGTCGGCGTCTTGAATCACGAAATCAACGGCGCCAACACCCGGCGCGTTGTACAAATGCTCCGATCCGCTGGCGCCACCCACTGATTTGTTGATCTCTGGTGGTCGGTAACCACTCGTGATCACGATGGGCTTCCCACCGAACTGCGTCCGCACGCGCTCGAGGAACGCTGCCAGCTCTGCTGCGGTGTCGATCTGATGCTGCGCGGTGAAACGACGAGCCTCCTGATCCAGCGCAAACTCTCCCAGTCTGATGTGCGGCGTGATGCGTGCAGTGAATGGACTGCCAGGGCGTAGCTTGGCGGTCTCTGGCTCGGCCGCGGCCTGATGCTGCCCCCAGAGTTTGCCCTCGGCGCGACGACGCCGCAGCAGGCCAGCCTCAACATTGGTGCCGGGATTGCGGTAGAGCTCGAGTGCTGCTGGCACTGCGGCCCAATCACGCTCACGCAGACACTTGCTGATGGTCTCGAATCCAGCGGAGCCGTAGAAGCCAGCGCCGAGGTTGTAGGCGAAGCTCACCAGCACACTGCGCTGATTGTCATCCATCACATTCCAGTGCGGGATGGTGGTGCGCAACTTGTCGGTGATGCGATCAATCTCGAGGCGCAGCAGCATGTCGGCCTCGATTACGTTGATCATGTCACCACGCTTGACGGGCCGCCCGTCGCTGTAGCGCGTGGTGCCGTAGCCGATGGTCCACGGATCGCCACCTGACAGCGGGTCAGGGTACGCGCTGAGGTGGCAGCCCTCGAACTCCTTAATCAGCTTGATGGCGCCGGCGAGGTCTGTCTGCTTGCCGTCTTGGCTCCAGGTTTGAAACCATGCGCGGTCTCTGCGCATCGCGGCGGCGTAGCCGTTGGCGGAGAGATCGGACTCGAGCTGCTGAATCGCGGCGGTTTGATGCGGCTGGCCCTTGTAATACTTGAAGAGCTGCTGCAGGGTGATTGGCGCGTCGTTCGCCATGATTCAGCGACGCTGCTTTGGGAACATCAGCCGCAGCGCTTGAAATAGCAGCTGCAGCCAGCTGTTGGATTTGAGTGGGCTGATGGCGATGATTTCAGAGCCAGCGGCGACGATGATCGCGACGACGGCGAGGGTTGCTGCCTGATCCATGGCTAGCGGTTTGGAGCTGCCTCCAACCTAGAGACACGCTGCTCTACCGTCGATAGCCGGGTGAATGTTTCCTTGCGATCTTCCTTGATATCAGTGTGAAGCACCTCGAGCTGAGAGGCGATGTGCT